ACCGCCCAGAGTGGCTACCTGAGAAATTCGGTTCGCCAGAAGATATGGCTAAAGCATACTCAGAACTAGAGGCCCGTATGGGTTCTCAGGAAACTGAAGATGTAAGTGATCAAGAAGAGAGCGAAGTCCGTGAAGAACTCGATCAAGCGGGAGTGGATTACGATGCACTTTCCCAAGAGTTCTGGGCAAACGGTGATCTATCACCTGATAGTTATGATATGCTGGATCAAGCAGGTATCCCTCGTGAGATAGTTGACAGCTACATAACCAGCCAACTCAGTGTGATGGAGAGCCAACGCTCGAATATCATGAATGAGGTAGGCGGTGAAGAAGGCTATCAAGCGTTAACCTCTTGGGCTGCTGATAACTTAGATGACTCTGAAATCGACTACTTTAACCGTATGATGGACAGCAACGATTTTAACGCTATCCGTATGTCTGTTAGATCAATAGCGGCTCGTCGTGAGGCGAGTGAGGGTATTGAGCCTAGCCGTAACCTATCTGGCAGTTTGTCAGGTGGTACTGGCGGGTCCTATGACAGTGTGCAGCAATTGATGTCGGATATGCAAAGCCCATCTTACGAAAATGACCCAGCGTTCCGCGCACAAGTTGAGGCTAAGTTGGGACGTTCTAACATCCTGTAGGAAGCCAATGTCATTATACGAAAACATCCACAAAAAACGCCAAAGGATCAAGAATGGTTCTGGCGAGAAGATGCGAAAAGCGGGGGACAGAGGTGCTCCGTCTTCTAACAACTTTAAACAAGCTGCTAAGACAGCAAAGCCTAACATGAAAATTAGGAAGAACACATGAGCAAATCAGGACGGGTCTACTCAGACTACGATAAAGAGTATCAGGCTCGTCCTGAGCAAGTTAAGAAGCGTGTGTCCCGTAATAAGGCGCGGCGTATGATGATCTCTAAACACGGAAAGTCCAAACTCAAACGGCAACGCGACTGACAACTCTTCAAACAACTTAAAAATCATGTCTAGCTCTCAAAACAGAGCTAAAAAGTAGGGAGCCTTCGGGCTTCCTCGACCACGCCGCTATTAAGTGGGTGGCGAAAAAAGGAACATCCAACGGCCACGGGTTTTCCTATTTTTTCATCTAACTCAACCAAAGCAAACGAATACGTTGAGGCCCCTTACGAGGGATAACCTTATCGGAAAGAGCGCACACGGACACGTTAGAGAACAACCTAACAATCTAAACTCTTTTCCAAGGTGAAATAAAATGTCTAATGCTAATCCATCCCGCGTGGGTCAGGCTGGCTTAACAGGTGCAACTGACGCCCTGTTTCTGAAAGTCTTCTCAGGTGAGGTAATGTCTACTTTCAATTCACAAACTGTGATGAAAGAAAAGACCCGTATCCGTTCAATTAACAACGGTAAATCTGCTCAATTCCCAGCAATCGGTAAGACCGTAGCTGAGTACCACACACCCGGTGCAGAAATCCTAGGTAACAACGTCGAGCATGATGAGAAAGTCATCACAATCGATGATCTGTTGATTTCTAATACCTTCATCTCAAATATTGATGAAGCCAAAAATCACTATGATGTTCGTGCAGAATACTCCAAACAAATGGGTCAAGCTCTTGCACAAACATATGACCGCAACTTGCTGTCTATGGCTATTAAAGCTGCCCGTGACCCATCTGGTCTCGGTGCTGGTGTAGCTGGTCAAGGTTCTGCTGCGTCTGAATCTATTGGTGCAACGCCGACAACAGCGCAGATTGTTGCTGCTGTCTATGATGCTGCTGCTACTCTTGACACACGCAACGTGCCAGAAGCAGATCGTTTTGTGATCGTATCACCAGCTGTGTACTACGCTCTCGTACAAGACGATAAACTGATCAACCGTGATTTCGGTGCTAACGGTTCTTACTCTGACGGTTCTGTATTGAACGTGGCAGGTATGACAATTGTTAAATCAAACAACATGGCTGTCGATCACACTACCGCTTCTGCATATCCAGATTTTAGCTCAAAGTACGCTGTCGCTGCTACAGATACTAAAGCTCTGGTTATCCAGCGACAAGCTCTCGGTACTGTCCAATTAATGGATATGGCTACTGAGATGGAATATGACATCCGCCGCCAAGGTACACTTGCTGTATCTAAGATGGCTGTTGGTCACGGTGTATTGCGCCCAGAGTGCATCATCGAACTCCGCGCTGCCTAAAATATCGGGCCTCTCTAGTTAACCTAGAGGGGTCCTTTTTTACATTTACAGGGATAACTCATGGCAACTCTATTGACCCCAACGACAGAGCTAGAAGCTGTCAACGTATGCCTTGCAAACATTGGTGAGTCGCCAGTGAGCACTATAACAGGCAACATTACAGTTGATGCGGCTCTGGCGCGAGACCTACTTCGACAGGTGACGCGCGAAATTCAAACACATGGGTTCTATTGGAATACGGAACTCAACTATAAACTAATTCCAAATACAGCCGACAACCTCGCTCTACCAGCTAACGTGTTGTCAGTAGACACCACAGGTGATGACAAGAACAAAGACCTCGTTGCCCGTGGGCGTATCTTATATGACCGCGTTAAGCACACATACACATTCTCAGAGCCTGTTGTTGTAGACATAGTTGTTGCACTAGGTTTTGAAGAGTTACCCGAAATCGCTCGGCGCTACATAGCTGTACGATCTGCGCGTATATACCAAGAGCGCGTGATGGGTAATGGATCGGTGTCCTCATTCAACACTGCTGATGAAGACATGGCTCGTGCCGCGCTTCTCGCTGAGAATATGGAAATTGAAGATAATAACATGATGACAGGAAACGCCTCTGTATATGGTATCCTGTCCCGCGCAGCGTATTAAGAGGTGAAATAATGCCCTTAGTTTCAACGACTGTTTCAAACCTAGTAAGTGGAGTGTCGCAACAACCTGCACCACAACGTCTGCGGACTTCTGGGCAAGAAATGAAAAACGCATATCCGTCCGTTGTGGCGGGTCTACAAAAGCGGCCACCAACTCAGTTTGTGTCGCCGTTAAACACAACCATTGCTAACGATGACACCACGGCTGTCCATGTGATTAACCGTGATTTCAATGAGAGATATATTGTAATTGGTGGTTCAGGCGATATTGAGGTTTTTGATACTGACGGTGTTAAGAAGACAGTTAATTACCCAAACGGTAAGTCGTATTTACCTACGTCTGATATGTGGACAAAACTTAGGTTTTCTACTGTTGCAGACACCACCTTCGTCCTAAATACGGAAAAACAGGTTAGCACAGTATCTGTACCTGAGACCCGTGATGATCCAAGTGCAACAGCTTCTGTGTTCATTAAACGTGCTGTGGCCTCTACAACCTACGCTGTGTACATTAATAACGTACTCGCTGCGACCACATCTACGAATGACAATACCACAGCTGGTACTGCACTAGAGGGTACTTCAGACCTAGCGGAAGAGCTTAAAGCGAGTGCTATAAGTAACGGATATTCTGACGCTGAGACCTTTGGTCCAACATTGACTTTTTCGGTTCCAGCTGGTGCTGAGATTAGGGTTCTCGATCAGTTTGGTGGCAGTGCTATGGAAGCATTTACCGACCGCATCCAATCGTTTGACAAACTACCTCCTTCAGAAAAGCAAGGACGCCTTGTTCAGATTAAAGGTAACCTTAACGATGCAACTGAAGACTTTTGGGTCGAGTTTGACAACAACGTGTGGGAAGAGACCGTAGGCTATAACGCTGGTGAAAACTTAAATGCCTCTACAATGCCTCACGTTTTGGTCAGAGAGGCTAATGGAACCTTTACGTTTAAAGAACACACTTACAATGAACGTAGTGTTGGAGACGATGACACCAATCCCGCGCCTTCTTTTGTAGGTAAAACTATTAACTCTATGTTCCTGTTCAAAGGACGTATGGGTTTCTTGAGTGAAGAAAACCTGATTATGTCTGCTGTTGGTGAGCTAGAAAGTTTGTACCGAAGCACAGTTGTACAGGTGTTTGCGTCTGACAGGATTGATGTTGCTTCGATAACAGGTCGTGTAAATAATCTGTACCATGCGGCTGTCTTTAGTGACACGCTAATTCTGTTTTCAGACAGCCAACAGTTTAAGCTGGTTTCTGAGAACGTCCTATCACCACTTTCAGTTGGTATTGTTCCCTCCACTAAGTTTGCTTGTTCACCTTACACAGCCCCTGTGGCCTCAGGACCTATCGTGTTCTTTGTTACAGACGGTGCGACTAACTCTACTGTTCGAGAGCTTTATATCGACGAAGAATTAAAGACCGTGGACGCTGACGAGATAACCATTCAAATCCCAAGCTACATCCCCAACGAAGTTCGCACACAGGCTGTTTCCACATATGATGATGTGATGGTGCAGCTTTCGGCGTTAGAGCCAAGTAAGCTGTATGTTTATAAGTGGTACACTTCTGGCGGTGAAAAGGTACAAACCTCGTGGTCTCATTGGGACTTCGGTGAAGATGTGACCATCATGGGATGTGAGTTCTTAGAAGACTTTTTATATGTGGTCTATAAGACAGGCGGTAATGTGTATCTAGACAAGATGTTCTTTGATACTAAACCAACCGACAAGGCGCTTTTAGATCACCGTGTAGATGCTTCGGAAATCACAATTACCTATAACTCCACTGACAATAGGTCAGAGTTTGTACTGCCATACTCAACCCCAGCAACTTTAGAGTTCTTTAAAATGGAGAACCCTAAAGGACAGAAAATGCCTGTAACAAAGGTAAGTGATAATACATATCATTTAGCTGAAGTTGACGCTACAGCTTGGAATATAAACGCTGGTGTACCTTATAGTTTTGAATATGAATTCTCTCCTCAGTACATCCGCGAGGATACACCAACAGGTGAGGCAGCTATCCAAGAGGGTAGGGTCCAACTGAGGTATATGTCCCTTATATACATAGATAGCTCTTTCTTTAAAATCCAAGTAACACCTAAGAATAACAACACGTTTGAGCATCTGTTCAACGCGCGTATCTTAGCTGACGAAGACAACATAGCTGGTCTTATGCCTAGGGATACTGGTGAATACAAATTTCCAGTGTTTGCTCAGAATGACAAAGTACAAATTAAAATAATTAACGACAGCGCCTTCCCATGTTCCTTCGGTTCTATGGAATGGACAGGTATGTATGTTGGTAAATCACAGAGGCTATAATGACTGTATACGTCCGCAACACCCACAAGGATGACCTAGATCATCTAGCGGAAAACCTGAGGGAAGCAGACGTTCAAGAGTTATATGCACAATCTGGTTTTACCCCTGAGATAGCACTTAAACTGGCATTACTATTTTCGAGACAATGTAAAACCATGTGTGATCCTGAAGGTACACCTATCGGGGTCTTTGGCGTTAGTGACACACAAACAGTTGGTTTGGGGTCTATCTGGATGATGGCAACCCCAGACCTACTCAAACATCAACGTCAGTTCCTACGAGAGTGTAGGGAAGGTATCTATGAGGTGTCTCAAGGATACTCGTGTGTATTTAACTACACAGACGCACGAAACACTGTCCACCACAGGTGGCTAAAGTGGTGCGGTTTTACCTTCATAAAAGAACACAAGAACTTTGGGCAAGAAAACGAGCCTTTCTATGAGTTCGTAAAAATACTTTAGGATATCGATATGGACCCAGTAACATTAGCGATGATCTCAGGCGGCATGAACCTACTTGGTAGTATGTCTGAGGTGAACGCCCAGAACCAAGCGGCACTTAACAACGCTGCTATGGCTCGTCAGTCAGCCGCATATAAGCAAGACCAAGAAATGCAATCTTATGTCGAGTACAATCGACAAATGCTCATGACAGCTATGGACCGCGCCCTAACCGCCCGATCAAACACAGACCTCGCTATGGTCAGTATGTTCGAGACAGGTGGTGGCGGACAAGCAATGACAGATATGATTGCAGAACGCCGTTCCGTTGAGGCGCGTAACCTCTACAGAGACCGCCTAGAGCGTAACAGCCTTAAAATACAAACAAACCGTAATCTCAAAGGTTACACTGAAGAAGCTAAAGGGCGCATCGCTCAAGTACCAACGACATCCCTAAATATGGGACACATTATGTCTGCGGGTTCGTCTTCACTGCCGTATTTGGCGTAAGGGAATATAATGGCTAGAATTACACCTGATATGCCCCAACGCGGGGCTGCGAGAAACCTATAGCAGGTCGTTGATAACTACTACCGTCCCGCAAGGGATCGTATGGGTGAAGCTGCGATGGCCAAAGGCTTTCAAGATATGTCGAATTTCGTAGGGAATGAGGCAGGGAAAGCTAAACAACGGCAACTAGAAGAAATATCTCTACAAGCGAAACAGGACGCCTTACAGGGTGACGATCCTGATGTGGAACTGTCCAAAGTCCGCAATGGATTACTTTTCCGTTCTAACTCACGGGCGTATAACCAAACATATGCCGAAACTATGGGTAAAAAGGCGGCTATTGAGTTCAAAGAGAACGCCACAATAGAGTATGAAAAGTCTGGTCTAAAATACAGCACGGACCCCAACAAGTTCCGTGAGTGGATGAATACAAAGGTTCATGGGTTTCTGTCTAATGAAGCTAACCAAAACCCATACTTCATAGCAGGGGCCATGCCCTACATCGAACAGACCACGTTCAACATGGGTGCTGCCCATATGAGCAACGTGTCTAACCAGATGGAAGCTAATCACCTAGCGGCGATCCAGAAACAAGCTGATGACATGATGATGAAAGTGTCTACTGGTGAGATGTCTATCGAGGAAGGTATTGCATCGATCATTAAGTTGAACGGTCAGGCATATGGTACAGGTCTTAGTGGTCCCAAATCCCGTAAAGCGTTGATTAGCTCATTTCTGTCTGTTGCTGATGCTACAGATAACCCAGAGATGATTGAGGCATTATTGGCCGCTCAAGAGAGTGGTGACTTAAAACTTACACCTGATGAATGGAACGCCGTTACTAAGCAAGGTGTAAGTATCCAAAGGGATATCAATTTTCGTACAGGCCAGAAAGAACGTGCAGCGAAAGCTCAAGCTGAAGCAGAGGTTAATAAGTTTGAGGAATTAGTAACTGACTTTTACAATAACCCTGATAACGCTGGTGCTTCCTTCCAACAATTTTTAGGCGCACCCATAAAAGAGGGTGGT